GATGACTCAGTTTACAAGAGAATGCCTCTCACTACAGTGGGGCATGGCCATGGTATTAAGAGATACAGTAACTCTGGTACTTTTTGGTACTACGGTAGACTCATCTCAAACCCGCAGTTCATGGTCATGCTCCCACTAAAGGCATCTATCTGGTTCGGTGATTCTGGTGGTGCAGTTCTAACCAGAGAAAACAAACTCATAGGTATCATGGCAAACTTCAGTATAACTGATGGACTAATATTCGAGAATGCTTGTGCAAGTGTTGAATATTATAAAAGTTGGATAGGGGAAATAAAAAATGAACAACTACTGGAAACAATGGATAAATAATAAGGTGTATCAACTTTCAACTCCAAGTGGAGCGATTGTAGCGATAACATCATTTGTCGTCGGAATTTTATTAGTAAAATTTATACAAGGAAATTAGTTTTGAATTTAGATCTGATAGAACTAGCACTTTTAATATCGCTAATAATTTTATCATATCGAATAGAACAAACTGAAGATAAATAGTTGTGGGAGATTCTTATGATTATTGCAGGTATAGATTATAGTATCAGGACACCAAGTATTTGCGTTTTCGCTGCGAAAGAAGACGAAGCATTTACATTCAATAGATGTAGGTTTTATTTCCTAACAGATACTAAAAAGTATGCTGATTTTTTCTTGAAGAACATTCAAGGTGAACGCGCCCAAGATTGGAATTCTGACGAAGAGAGATACAAGAGTATCGCTGACTGGGCGATAGATAAATTAAATGGTTGTGAACAAATTGCTCTCGAAGGATATTCATTTGGTTCAAAGGGTAAAGTGTTTCATATTGCAGAAAACACAGGGATTCTAAAATATAAAATTCATAACATGGGAGTTCCCTTGGAGGTAATTCCACCAACAACAGTGAAGAAGTTTGCAACCGGGAAGGGAAATGCAGACAAAACGATGATGCACAATTCGTTCAAAGAGGACACAGGAATCGATCTGAAGACTACCATTACACCAGATAAGGGAATGGTTGACAATCCAGTTTCAGATATTGTAGATTCTTTCTACATCTGTAAACACTTGCACGATACTATTCTGAGGTCTTACTCTCAATAACTTTCTTTGGTGTATGGAAAGTCTTGTAGGTAACAAACCCAACCAAAATTAAAGCAGGAATGTAATAGAACCAAAAGTTTGTAGCGTTGTGTTCTATACCTCTTTCCCCTTTCAATACCACTGGATTTTCTTCTGGTACGTTTCCGTGCCTTTCGGTTCCGTTTACCTTAACATAACCCGAACACGCCGAAAGAAGAGATAGTAAAGATGCTATAATTATAATTCTCATCGTGTAGATTTCCCTACTGCTTGTCCAAAGTAAAAACCAACAATCGCTAGAAGTATCTGACGATTTTCTTCTGTGAAGAGATACCCATATACCTCATGGAAAGATATCTTCTCACCACCACCGAAGATGCCAAGGAATGAACCTTCCTTCTCGGTAAGTTCTACTACGGTAGGAACACCAAAGAATGGTAAAATGAAAGGTGCAAGTATTGTACCAAACAGAACGCATAGAACGATTAATCTTCTCACCTGCTTACCTGCATCAAGAGGAACACGCTTCACTGCTGCGTCTGCACTTTCGTCAGAACGCTTTGAAGCACCAATCATTCTGTCATAGAGTTCCTTTTGATCCTGTCTCTTCTCCGCCCAGAACTTAAAAAGAAAGCCTGTTAAACTACTCATTGTTAATGTTAAGAACTCTGGTGTTAAAAATGATGATAACATATTATCTTCCTCTTGGTGGAATAAGGTATGCCATTATTCCCAGTGTTGAATCTTTAATTACAATTGGTTGACCTGGATTTCTGTGAGCGTATGTACGAATGTCTTGGTTATTCATATCTTCCATGTTCATTTTTCTATTCCACCTTTCGTACTTCGTTCTTCCCCTCACACAACTGTTATACTCCTCACTGGTAAGAGTAAATACTCTACAACCAGCAAAGGTTTCATTTGTTTTCTTTTTCTTTTTCTTATTAACTCTTATTCTATCTGCTTCTCTTCCGGCTATTTGGGGGAGATCATCAGTGGGTGTAATACTTTGATGCATTCCTGCAATACCCCCACTACTAGACATCATCTCTTCTTTTATTTCTTTTATAAATTCAGTGTATGTTTTCATGTTCTTCTCCTACTCGTCTATTGGAAATTTACCTGTACTTGCAAACTCTTCCCAAAAAGCATTCTTTTCGGTTCGATTCATTCCTTGTGTTGTTGTTCTTTTATTTTTATTACAACACTCTCCGTCAGGAAAAGATTCAAGACAAGTTAAAAGTTCTGGATTAATGTTGTCGAATATTGACAAGAAGGAGTCTCCTCTACAATCTGCAATATTTTCACATATTCCATTTAGTTCTGAATAGGAACAATCACTATTTTCTTCCATACATTCCCAACATGTCGTTTGATCTGATTTTTTGGAATATGATTTATTACACCAATCTACCATTGATTCATGTTCTTTGTTAGGATTGGGTATAATTTCTGGACACTTCCCCAATCTTTTACATAAATTTATTGCCTCTTGATTTGGCCTCACACATGAATTCCATAACTGTCTTGTGTGTAAACTTTCTCTCCTATCACCTTTCAGTATGGAAGAAAGGATAGATTTATATGTTCTAGCAAAACGACATACATTGCCAGGAAATGAGATGTCATAATCTCTTTCCCAACAACAATCGTTCTGAACACAGTAGTTTCGTAAATTATTTACTACTTCTAGTATGAGTTCATTGCATCTTTGACATGTATGATCTGCTCTTGCCATTTATGTTCTCTTTCGTCTATTATTTATAATTTTAACAAGGACAGACTTGATGGGCACTGAACGTATTCAAACCAAATCTAACATTTATCTTACCGGGAGTTCCTCCCAACCTTTGACCCGAACCCTCTTCGGGAAAACATCCTTCAACTTCACAGGTGGTATGTCGTAGTGCTATGTTAAGATATGGCCATTGTAGACTTGGATGCGGTCCCCATTTATATGCGGGTGTAAAATCAATCGGTCCCAGTCCAGTATAACTACCTTGACCGGCAGAATATCTAACTCCACACACTTTAGGACCTGGAGTGGGAATCGATTCGGCATCGGGACACATGTATATCGAATTAACACCACCGGAACTGAAAGATATTTCCAAGTCGAAATCATAATCCCTAGAACAACCTTCTCTTGTTGCTAAACAACCAGGCCCGTCTATTTCTATCGGATCCCCATTTGGTAGAAGAGGTATAATTCCCCACCTACCACCAGCACAACCCGTACTATCAGGGTTGCACTCATAGTTTGTAGTCACCTTAAATGCTCCAGAGGCGACCTCATTTTTATTGTTTGAAACTTTCCAATCGTGTGTTAGTGGTGGATATAGACATTCATAACATCTGGTATCACCAGTTTCTAAATTACGGGAGTAGTTAATGGCTTGACCACTAATACTTCTCAATATAGTTTTGTTTCTTCTCCTATCATATTCACCTACAACTTTTTGAATAATCCAAGTATATGCTGCTTCATTACCACATGCAACAGCACCAAAACATACAGGGTCCCATCCCCTATTAAAACAATTGGGACATAGTGTCGGTGGAATCGTTCGGCATACTTCTCTATCAGGAATATCACAGGGTTGTTCTCCCTCAAGATCTCTTTCATTTGAATCTACATCTCTTCGTATGTCTATGATTCTTTTACTCTTTACTCTTTTTTCTTCTTTCCGTTTTACCGTTTCTTCTTCGTTTACTAAGAACTCAAATTTGTCTTGATTTTCTACCCATGTCCCAAGTTTATGGTGTTCCCAAACAATAACGGCATTAGATGTTTGTTGCACTATGTTTTGATTTATATTTCCTTTGGGATAGACATAGAATTCTGCATCTAAATCATCCTCAAAGTTACATGTATAGTTCACAAGATTTATTTTCACACTGATAGTAGATCCCTTTTCAATAATAAAGAACCTTTTCTTCGTTAGGTTTTCTATTGTTTTGAAAGACTCTACCCATTCAGATTCTGTGTCGATGGTGTCATCTAAATCTAAATTAGGATTATCAAACCATCTTGCGTTTGGGATTTCAACTTCAACTTGTGGTTCTATACCACTTTCATAATCAAAAACATGACATGGTATAATTTTAACAGAAAAGGCAACTCTTGCGCCTTTTTCTTTGAATGGTTTTATCTTAACAACAAATGGTCCTTCACCACATATGAAACCATTTTCGCAAGTATAATCCATTTCACTGTTCCTTATTTTCTTTCTGATCTTTCATCATTTCAGCAACAGTTTTGTTTTGATCCCTCTTGACTACTGCTTTTCTGTTCTTGATCTTTACCATTGTCGCTCTACGTTGGTTGGGATTCATGTTTTTGGGAATCTTAATCTGATATGCTTCTTCTTGCTTTGAAGGCATTCTAGATGATTTTCTTCTCTTGTTTCTACCTCTTCCGCACCCACAACCCATTAGACGCTCCTTGTTATTCCTAGAATTTTTTGAACCTGAAGTTCACACTTGGCTTCTCTTTCCCCACCAGGCCAATACAGATAATCTTTCTGTTTGTTTTTCTTTAGATTCAATAGAAGAGGTAAAATAACTTTCTCAACCTCTTCCATTTTTGCTCTGATAAGTTCATCGTATTGTTCTTTGACTTGATTTGCACCATCACACGTTGAATTCATTTGGAGAATAAGATCCAGTTTATCCTGCATCTCTTTGATTTCATCTGGTGTTGTAGAGTCATCTAGTTTTACTAGAGCATTAAGTTCGTCTTCATCCGCTGCGGTAAATCCAAAATCAAAATCACCATTTAAATATTCTTCTGGTATGTTCTGATCAGACATTTATATTCCCCTCAAATAGAATTCCATTTTCCGATAAAAATTCTTCTACCTCAGACAAAACATATTCACCATCTGCTCCATACTTTTCTGCTTCGTCTTTGAGAAGAACCATAGCACCCGGAAGAGTTTTCATTTGAGCCTTTAGTTTAGGATCTGGAACTCTCTGTATTAGTTTCTTTAAATTTATTATTAGTCTATTGAAAGGATCGACAGATTTTTTTTCTCTGGTATCCGTTAATGACTCTACCTTTTTGATGAAGTTTCCCTTGTCATCTATTATTCCATACTTGTAGGCATCCATCTTGGAAAAGGGATCGGACATCATTTTAATGAATTTGAAAACTGTGAAAGCACTTATAACTTTGGCCGCGTCTTGCATTCCTGCTTCATGTATATTTTGTTCTTCATTCATTATCTGATTCTTTCTAATAACATATCTAACTGATGATGGGTTGGTACTTCTGATAGTTTTACTTCACTTATTGTTCTGGGAAGATATTGTAAGTATGAAAGTAGAGACTTGAGGTGAGGATGAAATTTACTTTCTATTTTAAAGAATAGTATTCTACAACAAGCCTCAGAACCAAACACATTATTCAATATTATTATGTGATTTAGTAACAACCTTTCCCGTAAGTGACCTTTACTTTCATATCTACCCAATAACCTTTTGATATACTTGATCCTATTTAGATCTTCGTAAAACTCATCCATCTCACTGCATTGAGGATTGTTATACATCTTCATTGCATACATCATAAAGTTATTTTTATTCAAGGTTTTTAAATCCATAATGTAAAATCGTCAGTTCAATTATTGGGTACTATTTTTGCATCCATTTGATACAAGCCATCATCTTCTTGATAGACTTCTAACCTTAATGCTAGTCCCACCCCACCATTAAACTCTTTGATGTTGTCTCCTCTATAGAAGCCATCTTTCATGAGATTATGTGTCGGAGTTGTACCGAAGGAACCACCCCATCTTTCCAATGGAAGAACGGTTGTGTGATCCAAAACTAAGTTCGATTTATTGTTCCACTTGAAATCCAATCCAGCAAGATTAAACTTATGTCTAACCTGAGAGATCGCGGACTTCGGATCTAAAAATTCCATTTGTGTGAAAGCGTTCAAGAAAGCATTCAGTCTTCCGACTTGTTCTGTGTTCTCGATCCGGTGTACTCCGTAGTCACTATGGGCGCTTCTTGCAGCACCACCGGTAGTTTCTTCACCCTCACTGATGGTAGAGAGTTTGTTTTTCAATTCTTTGTAGGTCTTCATGTGTTTTCTCCAATGAATAGATTACCTTTTATTTATCTTTTTTTGGCTCTGCTATTTCTTGTTCCAGTTGAATTTCAACCAGATTTCTTGCACTAACGAGTTCTTCTGTCATTCCCTCTACTTCAATAGAGTCTGTTTTCGTCCAACTGCACCACTGACACATGACATAACCAACCACTAATCCTTTATTTCTTATGGGTAGGAAGGAGAAAGAAACAACATTACTATTCTCCATGAACTGCTTACACCAAGAGTCTTCTAGTTCTGAGACGGTATATAGTTGAGGATCATCTTGAAGTAGAAGGTTTAGTCCATCTATACACATGGATAAAAGAAGATCCTTTTTATATGCCATTTCAGAGGATACACCCTTCTCCAGTGATTCGTGGGTAAGAGACATTTTTTTCATAGAGATGCCGTCTAAGAAATGTCCTGAATTATGAAACTGAACCAACTGTGCCCTTGCACAGTCCGTCTTGACTCTCAATTCAGTGAGGGTTTCATGTATTCTGGTATGGGTATTCCAAAAACATGACGAGGGAAATTTTAATTGACGTTTCTCTTCAAGAAGCATACTTTTCTTACCTTTCAGTACTTTATGTATGCCAATCGCTGTTCCTACAGCGATTGCAACACCTGCTACTCCCAACTCAAACCACTCAAGTACTTCCATATTTCTTTTATCTCATTTCCTTGATAAACTTGTCGTCTATTGTCATATATGGTGTATCTTGTAAATATTTCTTTAACAATTCTTTCGTTCCCATTTCTCCAGCACCATGCTCTTCATTTCGCCACTTGTTATTGTTTCTGCTGCGATTTTTACTTCTAGACATGACTCTCAGATTGCTCTTGGAGTTGTTCATTGGATTACCATCTTTGTGATCTATATCCTTATCATCTCCCAACTTTACTAGTCCATCTCGAATCGCTTGTCTTCTAGCCATTGTTCTTTGACTTCTCTGCTTCACTGTTTTTTTTAAATATGCTCGTTGATCTGCTTTGGAGGCATGGTTTTCATTTAGGAATCCATTATTGAATTCTGAAAACCCCGCATATGTTGGACAGTCGCCTATCTCAATGAAGTACTTCAATTCATCGGTTAGATCCTTCATTCCATCAGGACCAATTTCAAGACTTTCATATCCCTCTGTCCAACGAAGAACATCTTCGATTACCAGTCCATCTGTTCCTAATTCTGGAACAATTGTATCAAAAACATGGAAGTAATCGACAAACAGTTCTTCGCCTTCCTTGATGTCTTTCGTAGTAATAGCGTAGAAGTTCCCATCCACATTTTCCAATCTAAGATTGTGGTTCTTGCATGAGTGGTTTGTTAATCTACAGAAGTCTGTTCTCTGATATGATGGAGTGTCTTCGAGAAGATTTAAATAATAAAGACCGATCATCGAACCTTCTGTTATGTTCTCTTTGGCAAATGAACCCATCCCATCTATGGGTGAGTCTTTGAATTCATATGATTCAAACGTAGGAACTTTTTTTGTTTTTGGTTTTGTACCAGGCACTCTTCTTGGTTTGTTTCCCATACTTACTTTCTGCCCCGCATGGTAACTACCCGTTTTCTTTTTTAAGTATCCTTTTGTTGTCGTAACTGGAACCATTGATAATGGTCCACTCACAGGTTTCCCAGGCTCAAAATCAGGCATCTTTTTTCTAGTGTTCATTTTAGAAACGTATTCACTCGATGCTTGAGTTCCAGGTCTATTACTAAACGATTTTATTTGGTTTGCTAGATTGGGGTTCTTTTTCAATCGATCCTTCCAATCTTTCCCCGGATCAGAAATGAATCCAGACTCCGATTCAATACCTTTTTTATATCTTGCTTGTCTTTCCTTTGGTGTGTCTTTGAAGTATCCTCCAATTCCGGGTATCGACGATGCTATTTTTCTTCCGGTATCGGTGCTTCTAACAAGATCTCTGCCCCAGTTGCTGGTATTATCCACTTGCTGTGAGGTAGTTGCTTGGTATCTATTAGCCGATGCCCTACCCATCGCAGTTCCGCTTCCATATCTATCTTCTGCCAACTCATGAGTCCCCGGTTTAAGGACACCTTTCTTTTGTAAGGATGAAGTTGCGATTGCATATGCCTTGTCGTTCTCCATTCCTCGTTTCTTCAGAGAGTTTACCAAATTGTCAAGAACATCTGGTTCGGTGAGTAGTTTGAAGTCTTCGTTTATATCGCCTCTTAGTGGTGTCATCTGTTTCTCCGAATCGAAGTATTCTATATCTTTCTGAACAGGTAATCTCTTACGCTTACCGTTTATGATGATATCTGTAGTTTGTCCAGATCCCCATGTATTCAAATCTGATAAATCTTGTTCTGCGGTTTCGATGCTCTCTGTTTCAAGTCCAAGGAACTCTTTCATCTTCTCTGGATCGTTACCAATATATTCTTTTGCCTTTCGGAGATACTCTCTACCATTCATATTGGTTTCTTCATTAAGATCCACGAAGTCTTTCATTCCCAATACTCTCTCCATCACTGATTGTGCGCCGGATTGCATTGCATCTCCTGCGAACGCAGCAGCAGAAGTAAGAAGTCTCATTGCTGTCCAAAAACTATAACTTCCAGTTTTTACTTTCTTACCATCTTGACTTGCAATTTTCTGTGAAGATTTGAATGCTATTTTTGGTTTTGCTCCTGCTGCAACATTGTCAACATATTCATCGTCGATGGGAATTAGTTTCGCACCTGTACCGTCTTTCTTTGTCGAAAGCATATGTGTTGCGGAAGCAACAGCGTTTGGATCAGGAGGACAACAACCACCAAACTTGAGTTCACCAGTCATTGATTCTCTTGTTAATGCTCGTTTGAACGCAGTGCTGGATTCTAAAAGATCTACGAAATCATTGGTTACATCTTGGTGCATTTCTTCAGCAAGAAGAACTGCGGTATTTTCTCCTTCTTTCGCCTTACCCTTGAGGAATTGTCCAACAGGTCCTGCACCCATACCAGTTTCAGCACTGGTGACAAATTTATCCATCTTTTTCATAATGGCATTTATTTTCTTCTCAGTCCCTTTCTCTGCTCTAATCTTATCACCATGTGCCTGCATGATAGACTTGATGGTTGACATTGCTTCACCCTTCTTTGCAGACATGAGTTGTCCATCACCAGATTTCATTGAAACTCTCATGACTTCCCCAGTCTCTTTATTCTTAAGCATCAAGTCTGTCTTGGGTGTGTTGTCGGTTCCTCCGTAGTCTGCCCACATTCCAGAAATTGGTTCTGTTGCTCTTCCGAAGTGAATCGCTTCATACTCAGGTCCAAGTTGTTCGGATATCTGATCAAGCATTCGTGTTGCAGCAGGATTAAGTGTGAGACTGTCTTGATATAGTTGTTGATCTTTTTCGCTCACCAAACCAACAGAAGGATCTACTCCATTCTTCTGATTAAGTGCCAATACAAGTCCTGCTTCAAGATCTACCGCTTTGTGTTCGGAGTCTGGATAAAGAAGATCTCTACTGCTTTTTGTAAGAGCAGCCTGTCTCTGACGCATTGCATCATCTTCTGCTTTTTGTGCTTCTGCTGCTTTTTGCTGTTCTTCTGCTTCTTGTTCAGAAGCAATTTGTTTTTCTAGTTGACCAACTTGAATTGATTTTTCTTTGGCATTCATAGTTGCCATATCTGCATTCGCTTGTGCAGTTTGTTTCTCTTGTGGAGTCATTGGAGGTCGTTGTTGTCCCGCACCAGCAGCACCAGCAGCACCACCCGCAGACCCAGGTGCCTGTTGCATCGCTGCTTTAGGTTGATCCTTCTGTGATGGTTGTTCTTCTTTTCTCTTGATCAATTTCTTTGCAGTTTCTGTCCATTCCCAATCCGATGAGTTTGCTGCTGATCCTGCTACACCTCTTGTTACTTTACCCTTTTGTATCTTTACTGCGTGCTTGCTTTGATCAAAGTCTTTCGCAAGAATCAATTTAACTTTGTCTCTTGAATCGGTTACCATCATCAAGTCGGACCATCTTGGTTTTCCACCTTGTTGCTGTGCTTCTCTTGTTCCTCTTTTTCTTGCAGCGTCTCTTTCCTGTGGAGTTGATGCACCAGTTCCACGTTCTCTTTCTTTTGCTATGAGTCGTTGTTGTGCCATTGCATATTTTGGAGCGACTTCATTTATAAGTTGCTCAAAGTTTTCATTGACATTGTTTGACATTGCTTTTGCGGGATCGTTTGTAGTCATTCGTTTCCTCACCTTGTCTAGTCTTTCTTTTTCTGCTTTCTGCATCGCAGGCATCAACCTTTTTGCAATCTGGGCGATTCTCTTTTTCTTCTTCTTTACTTTCGCGTCTATCTTTTCTCTTTGTAGGTATGGTACGTCTTGCCACTTCATTCCTCTAATGAGTTTTTGTCGTACCTTCATCACTGCTTGTTTTTTTGCCTTTGCAGTGAGTTGTGCTTTTGTTTTTCTTCTCTTCGCTTTTCTTTTGCGAACCACTGCTCTTCGTTTTGCAGTTCGTTTCATTCTTCGTGCGAGTTTTCTTCTTGCTTGGATAGAGAGTTCATCCAACTGCTCGACATCTTCCGCCATACTACGTTTCTTTGTATTAGTAACAAAATCCAGTTCACCTTGTGTTGGATTATCTTTTGTTGCTTTTGTGATTCTATCATCACCGAAGGGTTTCTTCCCCTTCATAATTTTACCAAGTCGGTATGATGCTCTCTCTGCACTCTGTACCTTAGATACTAATCTTTCTTCACCCCTTGAAAGTTTATCAACTCTTGTTCCTATTTTATCACCGAAAAGAGGAGCATCATCCTGTTGTCTAGTTGCTTGTCCCCGTTGTGACATTCTAGTTTGAAGTTCACTTCTGAATCGTGATGCTTTCTCTCGTTGTCCACCTTGTAATTTTCTTGCTTTATTCCACTTCAATAGGTTCGCAACAAATTTCTCGTTCAAATCCATTTCTTCATTTTGTTTTTCTTTTTTTGCCATCTTTGTTGCAGTTGCCCACTTCACTTCTTGCCAGTTTTTCGCTGGACCTCTTGGGGGTGGACTATACTTTCTTTTAAAGTCAGAGTCTGGTAGTGAATTACCAATTTCTTTCTTTGATTGCTTTTCTTTGTTAGTGAGTTTTCTTTCATTCAGTTCGTTAGCAAACTCTTGGTATTCGTCGTAGTCAAACCAAGATGATTCATTGATCTTACCACGGACACCCATACCTTTTCTCACTGCATTGAATAACCCCATTGCATCATTCTTTGATACATGCTTAGGAATACCCAAACGAAACGCGGTGAAGTTACCTTCCTTCGCAGCAGCACGCATCTTAGATGCAGACATACCAACAACACCTTCAGCATCAGGATCTCTTTCACCAGCAGATACAACTTCAAACTTGGAGAATTTGAAGTCCTTGTCTGGACCGACATATCTTGATATTTGTTTTTTGAATTCAGAAACTCTATCGGCACCCACTACCATAGTTACCTCGTCGTACCCCTGATCACTCAGTTTCTGAAGCACCACAAATGGCGTTTTTGCATTTCTGTCTACACTGACGTTGAATCCCTTTAGAATCTTTTTCATGAATCTAAATTTATCAGTGGGGGACAAAGGATTCTTACTTTTGTCTTGACTACTGCTACCGTATATCTTATGATCAGCAGATCTTTTCCTAGCCTCCGCCTTCACCTTATCCGCAAGCAGGTGGTGGCCAGTCGTGGGAGGATTGAATCTACCGAATGTAAATACTATCTTTTTCATTAAAAGGCTCCTAAATGCATACTATTATGTATAAAAAAACTGGAGAGTATACATACAAGATACACTCCCCAGTTTTGTATTTTTTAACCCCACCGACTTTCATCCGTAGGTTCAGTTATATCTGGACCACCTCCTCTCGTAAATCTGAAAGTCGGTGGGGTTTATCTAATCATTAATTCCAAGGTAATTTGGTTTTTATCCAATTCCAAAGTGGAGTTCCAATTAATGCTCCCGCCACAAATATGACGATGCTATAAAAAACTGTTCCTAATATACTCGAAAACATATTGATACTCCTTGTGATTATTGATAAACTTTCCTGCAAGTGAAGCCTTTATGGTGAGATCTTTCTCCGTTCATTACCTTATAAATTGCTGATTTGTTTAAGTCATTTTGTCGGCAGAATTTCATTAGATTATCAACCAAGTAAATTGTACCTTCATCGTTCTTAAACTCATACAGCGGCTTTTCTTCTCTCACCTCTTCTTCGCTCTCATTACTATGTATAGTTTGCCACTCCCAGAACCTACCATTTTTTATAAATTCTCCACCATGTTCTTGGACAAATTTATCTCTCCATATGTTAGATTTACTATCATCGTTCATTTTTATCCAAGTTTTACTGTTTCTTCTGTTTACGTTTTGTAAATTCATCTCTTTCTCCTATTTTTGATGATACCATGAGGCTGCAAAGTGGTGGACTAAATGTGTTTTTTCGTCCAATGTATTTACATCTGATGGTATTGTCCAGTTTTCTTGTCCAATTACTCTCTCACTATAGTGTAGAGGATAGAAATATTCATGTGTATATATTTTGTTATATTCTCCGTCAAGATCTCCGGTCTTATGCAGTGCATTAAACAAACATGGACCTCCAAGGGGGGAAACATAACTAAGTGGGGATGCATTTTCTTCTATCTCTATAGTTTTATACTTTTCTTTCATTTTAGTTAATAGTTTAGACACTGTTTTGTTTCTTTTGGTTGATGCTATGACTGCATTATTAATATGAGTCTCTCGTATATCTTTTCTGTCCGTCTTTCCCGCCTCTGTTGCAACAACAAATCTATGTCCTGTTAATAAATCATCTATAGGTTTGATTGCTTCAACATCCATGTCTAAGTAGACACCACCATACTGATATAATGCTACCAATCTAACTATGTCACTCTTCCTAGCATAGTTATTGTCCATGTTGTATTCTTCTCGGAATAGAGTTATATCTGGTAGATTGTCATCTGTCCAGAACATATGTTTCCATGAGAGATGTTCAACATAACATGTGTTTAAACATTTTTTCAAGTTATCTGGGATACTATTCGGCCCAAGCCAAACATGATGTAATATTTTTGGTATTTTCGCCAAGTCTTTCACTATCAAATTTCCTCATCCCCAGTTTTTGGGTACAGTAAAGTTTGCTTTACTAAACTCCAATCTATCAACCAGTTTAACTGCGTTGTTTGTATATTTGTCTATACCAACAAACCCTTCAGGAGCAGTCACTTTAAATCCATCTCCTGTTTGTATAAAAGTCCCTATCGATTTAACGGACTCTAGTTTACGAACAAGAATTATTTTTGCGTCAGTAAGTGAGGCATGGAGAGAGAAGACTGAATCCAAGTTTTTATTTTTGGTTTTAAGATAGTTTACCATCTCTTCTCTTGTTAATTCTCTTCTCTTTTTAGCCTCTTCAGATTTCAGTCCATCAATCTCTTTCTGTATTTTGTCATTCATGAATGTTATGAATTCCTTAGTCGAAAGAGTTGTTGATCCTTGTCTGACCTTTGAGTTTGCGTAAATGTTTACATTATCAATTAGTTTTTTGTTCGTTGCTATTTCGTCTAAAAATGATTTTGAACTTTTTAATTGACCTTTTGCTATAGAGATTGTGGAGAATAACTTTTTGGATTCTGCTTTAGTTAGAGTAGCAGTGCCACTTACATCTTTGAAGTCTGCGTCATCCACCCAGACAGAGTTATTATTTTTTAGTCTTTTTACGTTTGCACCAAAGGAAGCAGATAATTCACTTATCTTCTTTCCTCGGTATGTGGTGTGGAAAACAATTCCCATTTTTGATTTTGAAATCTTTTTTCCCATTTCAGAATCAACTGGTACAGCGTATGTGATGGTGTTTGGCGTAAATGTATAATGCTGCTCACCATCTATGCTTTTTGTTTTAACATCTCCTGGGCCAAACATCATGTCACCCTGAAGTATTCCCTTGATTGGTAGTTTCTTTAAATGCCTGAGTGCTACTGCTAGTTTAGTTGCAACACCACCACTGTGATTTTTTCTGATGTCGCCTATTGTGTGGTTAATCTTTGGTGTCTTATTAAACACACTCTTGGATCCCACAAAAAACTTACCATTCTCTGGATTTATACCACACACAATAGCAGGCGCTCCGTCCCACTTTACAGTTGCGTTTGTTCTTGAATTGGAATTACCATCAAGCATCTTTGCAATCTCCTCTATGAAAGAGACTGCTTCTTCCGACCTGGCACTACCCTCGAAGACTAAATCTTCTAGGTGTGTCATGTGGACATTCTTCGCTGCTTCCGAGATGTATTGCATAAATGTTTTCATGCAAGTATTTATCTTTTTCTTATACTAGGAACGCTGGTTCTGCGTTATGATAGTTTGTTACCGCGTTATATAGTTTCCGAACGTAGTTGATAGGTTTACCACTGAAGACTTCACACGGAAATCCGTTCTCCGAAGATACAATTATATTGAACTTTTGTATAGGAACACCAGTCATTTCATGCCACATTATGGAGTATGCGGTTCCTTGCAGGAAATAATTCTCAATATCTTGTTCTCGTTTTTGTCTTGTGCTACCCTTGAAATCAATGACACTCAACTCACCATTATACTCTGCAATACAATCTACTCTTCCTGCAAGCGCCATCGTTCTACTAAACAGGGGAACTTCAAGTGCTTGGATATTGTCAATTCTATCAAGAGTATTCTTCATCTGCATAAACAGAGATGCTACGTTAGGAGAGTGTGTCATCAATTCTATTTTCTTATTATTCAAATAGTCTTCAATTAGAGAATGCAACTCATTCCCTCGACGCAAGACACGCTTCGATTCCTCTGGATTTTTTCTTCGCCACTCTGCAAAGAATGCTCTCTTCTCAAATCCAGTTACAGTTGTAACACTGGGAAATTTACCATGTGGAGAATCGTAGAAACGATTACCACGATCATCATTGAAACTTCTCATTTCATTGATCTCTGAATCTGGCTTTACATGTGTAAACTTTTTCTGCATATGCATAGTATAACTCCATTACAAACAAATGTCAATCAATCTTTACTCAATATGTAGGTTAGTTTCTCGTACCGAGACCCAAGGCTTTCTGCTTGATCGTTGCAAATGGAGCCTTTATTGCTTGGTTAAGATCTGTTCCCCATGCGTGTGGTAGTGTACCTCGTTCACCAGGCCCGGCGTACGCCGCTTTTCTTGCTTTACTTGCAATTTTTGCACCCGCCACCAAACCTAATCCTGTCATTGCTCCTCGAACAATTCCCTTTCCGACTCTTCCTGCATCAGTTGAATCTGTAGAATCTTTCGGTGATATTGCTCTTGCGGCCTTCGCGGCCAGATACGCTCCGATTATCGGTGTGACCACTCGGTT